CGAGACAAGTCTAAAACATTCTGGTTCAACTGGTCCATAGAACCAAGTTGACTACCAGAAATTGTAAAGGCTTCAGCGACCGCCAATGAAAATTGACGTGCTTCAATTTGAGCTTCTCTAAAAGCACCAACTACGGCACTAATTGCACGTACAATAATCTGTGCTTGAACAACCCGAACAACTGTCTTCCAAGACAATGTTATCGTCTTTGCCGCGTTCTTTCCAGACTTACCAGCATTATTTAAGGCTCCAGCAGCTTGTCCCGCTGCCTGTTTTGTCTTAGCCGCTCCTTGCTGAACCGCATTTGCGGCCGTACCAGCAGCCTGTCCAGCTTGTTGCATAGACTGACCAGCTTGACGAAATGATGATGCAACAGCGGAAGAAACTTGTTGCGATGCTGCTCGGGCTTGAGCCGCAAGATCACCCATTGATGCTGCGGCTTCCTGAGCAGAAGTTTTGATTCCCGCCGCCGGGGCTGCGCCTGCTTGACCAACATTTTGAATGGCAATTCTTGCAGTAGTAGCAGCAATGGCAATCTGATTAAATGCCTTTACCGCTGGCATTGCATTAGTAGGAAATTTGCGCAAAGCACCAGACACACTTTGCAAGGATTGCTTAAAGTTGTTAAGCTCTCCTCGTAAGCGGCCTAGTTCTTGAATGGCTTTTGAGGCATCAAAGCCTAGTTGTTGCGTAATTTCCTCGGCCATTATCCTACCTTTACCCCTTTCAGGAACTTAAACGGATTTGGCAATTCTGTGAAACGCGAAAACTCTTCAAATGCCTTTTTGCCTTTCTCTTGAAAGTGGTAAGGAGTTGGATGCCGTAGACCGGAGCGGGAAAAAACGTTCGGAGCTTGTCCGTAAACCACTCGATTGTATTCATTGTACGCAAGATACCGAAGTGTACTATGGTATCTAAAATGCCACCGAGCATTATCAGGATCAAGTTGCAGTCCGCTATCACTTCCGGTTGCCAAACCCAAGGCCGTTCGATCCTTCAAACTTTTTTGAGGGCCATATGGAATACTGGTTCCTAGTTCTTGAGCGAGTTTTTGGAACGTTGCTCTTGACGCACGGGACCATGTGGGAATAACTGCGAGAACAGTTGCTTGTAGCCATTCGCGCCCTGCTTGCTTTAGCCAATCTTCCATATATTTGCTTAGATGCCGCCTGTAAGCAGCTAAATCAAGCTCAGGGGCGCGAAATTTGTAGGTGAACTTCATCGTCGTTTACGCCTTCCACGGGGGCGATTCGTCTTTGCGGCTGGCGGGGTTTTTCCTCCTCCCATTATTGCCTTCTTCTCTTCGCCTTCTTCATGTTGTCGTGTTTGGTCGTAAGCGATAATCTTGGCCTGTGTCCAAGCGTCACAATCATCCCAAGTTTCTTTGGCACCTGGTGGTCTTATTCCTACTCGTTCACAGGCTCGCCAGATGGCGTAGTCTCCAGTTCTGTTGGGCGGCCAGAGGATTCGACCGACTCCTCCGCCATCCCACGTAGAAAAAGCTCACGGGCTTCCTTCAGTTTTGCCTCATCAAGTGCATTCGCCTGCATTACACAAACGATTACTCGATTCACTTCGACATCAGAAAAACCAGCGCCGCGCAATTCCTTGTCCCAATCGGTCCAAGTTTTGGGATTGTCTAGTTGCACTGTCTCCCATTCAATCTCGCTAGGAACGAGTGAGTTTACTACGATGTAGGCAAAACGTTGCTCGTTGTAGCGCGCAACTTTCTGTAGGTAGGTTTTGTCATTTGACTGTGGAATCCAACCATCCTTTGTAAGTTTTCCTGGGGCCTTTGGCTCAGGAACCAACTTTTCAAAGGGCTCCATATCAGTGACGGCTCGTGTCTTGATTACAATGTCACCAGTCAAACGTGGTAGAACAAGGACTTCCTCGTTGGGTCCACTCACTTCTTTTCCACCGATTCGCATGTTTTTTCTCCCTCTCACAGTATTGTTAAAGATAGGTGGGGTGGGTAGACCACCCCACCTTCGACCTTAAACTTAGGCACAATCATCATAGTCATCGCGTGTAACGGTAGCTTCGCTCACGTTACAGTGACCAGACATTGAGATTGTTGCAGCACTCAAGTCGTACTCCAGGCTTTCATAGCGAAAATCAGGGAACACAACCAATTCGTCTTCATCTGTGCCACACGGAACACAGTGTAGAACTTCAATATCCACGGCATAAGGTTCGCAAAGGTCATCAGCAGCAGAAACCCATTCTGCGGCTCCACCAGAGCCCTTGACTGCATCAACAGGAGTGACAGATTCACTCGTACCTGTTGTGATGTACTCGTATACAAAGTCAAGGGAGATTTCAAGCGGTTGCTCGTCCCCTTCCTTAACCGTGTCAAGATCACCACGATCCAATAGGTACTCGTATTCCTTCGCTTCGGTCCAAGTCAAGTTACCTTCACCGATGGTTACTTCGATTTGCTGTGACGTAAATGTAATTACGTCAGACTGTGACGGTGTTGGTGTGCCCCATGCAGGGGTAAACTCAATGTTTTCGGTATCGTTTGCATTGAGTGTGCGATCGGTCACAGTATAGGTTGTAGTGTTGTTTGCTGTATTGACCGTAAATCGCGCGCCGATAGGAACCTTTGTGGTAATATCAGTGTTCAGATTTACAGTATTGATATCAACATCGGTGTCCGTGGCTCCCGGTGTTGTTTCTTCAATTACGGCAGTGCCACTAAGGCCGTCTTTAATGCGGATAGTGGCATCTCTACTTTCTGTTACCTCCACAAAGTGGTGGGTTAGTCATTTCTGCTAACCTCTGCATGTCGCCATGCAGAACAGACTATATCTTCACCCTCACATCATCCTTAATTGTTTAACAGGGGCTGAGCGTATAGTCGTTGAGGATTCTCATTCCTAGAGTCTTTCCTGCTGATTGTCTGCACTTAACAGATTGTTACGTCGTGCGTACTGTAAGATACCCAGAGTTTCCAGCATATAGCTCAGTTTAACATTTTAGATTACTCTAAAACGGAGCCAAGAAATTTAGCTCAATACGGGCCATGTTAGCCTCCTTTTGTTGAGTAATTTAAGGGATCACGTAGCCCCATCCAATAGGCCAGTCCCCTGACTTTCTATACCGAGAAAATCGTTGTCGTAAAGTTCCAGCCTTTATACCAAGTGCCTTAGCAGCATCTTGTAAACATGGGAATATTTTCCCATTGACTCTTACAGTCCTTGCTCGCGGGTTAGCTGATCCTTTATAAGCCCTATTTAATTCGGCTCGCGTTGGATTTGATCGACCTTTTGCCGCGGCGCGAATTCTCTCTTTTGCTTCCTCGTTATGTTTTCTACCGTACATTCCATTTCGTTTACCTTTATGTGCTTGGCTCATTTTCCTACGTGTTTTAACGTCGGGTTTCCAACCAGTTGATCCTTCACCGCCACCAGTAAGATTATACCCGTGTGGAGCTTTTGCATTTAATTGTTCAATTAAGATAACTTCCAGTTGTTTAATACTACTTTCGTCACCTTCATAAAGAACATCAAAAGCAAAATTCTTAATACCGTACTTTTGGATTGCTTGATACACAAGTTTTGAACCATGTCCACACTTATGTTCAATCCATCGACGACCAACATTTGTAGCAATACCAATATATTGCTTTCCATTGATCCAATTAGTAATGCTGTATAGATACCACATAATTACATCGAAAGGAACATTTCAAATCGACCATCCACAGCGGCCTGCCGGATACGGTCTTCGCGTCTTATTTGACCAAAGTGGATCAAACGCGCTGGTTCGCTAAACCCCGTCCGCTGAGTTAAGCAACCAACTAGGGTGCCATCATCGTCGGCTCCAGTCCCAAATCGATAAATGGGAATGTTCTCCGTCATGGCTTTCAAAAATTCGCCACCCCAACGATTGATGTTGTATGCGTCCTCAGTTGACATTTTCATTTGGTCTGTCAAGAGAACATTTATATCCAGATGAACTCTCCAATAGCCGTGGCTGATTTCTCTAACAAAGGGACCATTGACACGTAACTCGGCATGTTCACTCCGCATCGTATCCTCCTCACGTTCATCGACACCTTCAACGAAAAACGTGAGGCTGAGACTATCGGAAACAGCCTTAAAATAAACGGCAATTGATGCCATTGTCCAACGAGCTAGATTTATGTTCATCATGAATTCTCTGCTTCATCTTCAACATCCAACCAGCTATCCACCTTCATGTGGAATATCTGCTCGGGTCGTACACCTTTGACTTCTTTGCCAATAACTACCCAACCGGTATGTTGCTCAAATTCACTGATAGTCTTAATCTCGTAGCGACGACTATTGTAGACGAGCCAATCATCATTCGCTATCTCATACCCATCAGGCAAATCTCTGGCATCAATTAGAAATGTGCGAGTACCGGCGTCATAGGTGCCACCATAAACGAACTCTTTATTCGCTGATATGATGGAAATTGACTGAACAGCCTCCCGCTGTATTTTCACAGGTAAAACGATGCACTTTGCAACCGTAATCATGGTGCGATCATACGTTTTTTCACCTGTCTCATAATCCGTTTCTGTTTCTATCAGTTTGTAAACATCGACTCGCCCACCATACTGCCTTTTTAGGCTGTACAGGGTTCGTCGGATAAAACGATTCATGCTCCGATTAACGCCGCTCAACATCTTTCACGCCTTGCGGTGGTTCGGTAACTTCTACGAAAGGACAACGACTACAAAGTCGTTCCATCACACGGGCAACCCAACTAAGGCATTCGGCATTTTGTGCCAATGCAGTTGTTGACCGTTCTACAAGATTTACCAAAGTTTCTCGTTGATAGTCTTCGAGTTTCTCAACCCTTACGGAAAGCGCGTCTTCTCGTTTCCAATCGCGCCAGATGAAAAACAGCACAATTCCAACCAGGGGGCCAAAATTAGAAATCAGCCCGGTCCACACTGTATCACCCATACTGCGCTCCTTTAGAGAAGAAAAGAAACTGGGCGGGCGGTTGCCCGCCCAGTATTCAAGTCTT